GTCTACCAATATGATGCATATATCCAGTATCAAAACCAGATTTTATTAAATCGTCAACTGGTTCAATATCTAATGTACCTTCATACCAATCTTTAGTAAGTTTTTTTCTATTACCAAAATAATTTTTATTAAAATTTACATAAATATAAGTATATCTTTGGTATTCTCGCCAAAATAATTGTCTTAAATATCCTTCAAAACTATTTATTGGTATACGTGATTTTACTTTTTTAATTTCATCTATAATTTCTAATGGATTTAACAAACCAATATTTATACTACTACTTAATACAGAATGAAACATAAAGTCTTCGTCTTTTTTAACGTAATCTTGATATGGTCCAAAATATTTAAATCTTTTTGAAATAAAATTTTTTAACCATTTTTTAGCAGTAGAATGAGAGATCGGATAAATAAAATTATCAGTATTACCATAATTATTTTTAAAATGTTTATTAACATATGTTATTGCTGATTTAATATATTTGTTATCAGATTTATTTGAAGGTAATTTAGGAATTTTAACATTATCATTAAACTTTTGTCTATTCATTTTATCTTTGGATTTTAAAGTTGGATATAAATCTAATTCTTTTTTAGACCACATATAGAAATTTGTAAATAAATATTTATCAGTTTTATCTCTATATTTTTCAATTAATTCTTTAGTTAAAAAAAAATTAGGCGTATCAATTATTTCATAATCCCCAGTTAGTTTTAATTTATCAACAGGATCAAAAAGAATATATTTTGATAATTTAGGTTTTTCCTTAAAATCATAATAGCGAACTTTAAAATCATTATCTTTTAAATAATCATAATATTGTCTCATACTAGCACGATGTAAAATTAATTTTTTTTTATTAAATTTATATTTTTTAAAATATTGTGGATGTTCATAAATATGAAATTCATTATCTTTATCTAAATATTTTTTATTAAATAACTGATGAGGTAAAATTAAAAAATCCATATATATATATATATATATATAAATTAAAAAATAGAAAAAAAAATTATAATTGTTCTATACTTTTATTTTCTTTAAATAAAAAATTGATATAAATATATAAATATATATTTACCTTTATAGTAGTTTAATGAGTAAAATCGATAGTACAGATACAGATACCGAAACCGATACAGAAAACGATAGTTTTCTAGAAATGACTGAAGATGATATAGATAATCTTCTTTTAGGATGTAATTTAAATTTATTAAATACAGAAAATAATATAGTTACTAATATTGATTGTTGTATATCTTGTTCTAGTGAAAATTTAATTAAAGATGACAATAATGGACATTTTGTATGTAAAGATTGTGGAGTTATAAATAATACTATTTTAGATAAAACACCTAATTTTAAAGATTCCGATGAATCAAGTTCTAGTTATGGATGCCCTACTAATTATTTTTATCCTAAATCAGCATTAGGCACAAAAATGAGAACAAAAGGTTATAATAAAATAAGTCTTTTACAAAGACAAGGGCAAATGCCATATAAAGAAAAAAGTTTAATGGAAGAACTTAAAAAAATTCAAGAAAAATGTAAACAATATAGTATTACTCAAAATATTATTGATTCAGCTAAATGTTTATATAAAAAAATTAATGATTCTAAACATAAAAAAGGAACAAGAAAAGGAAAAAATAGAATTATGAGATGTATTAATAGAAAATCAATGATTGCCGCATGTGTATTTTATGCGTGTAAACTTCAAAATGAACCACGAAGTCCAAAAGAAATAGCAGATATTTATTCTTTAGAAATTAAACATGTAAACAGAGGATATAGAAAATTTATGGATGTTATTGATATTAATGAATTTATTTCTAATTTTAATAGTTCAAATGCTACTGATTTTATAGGTAGATTTGCTATAAAATTAGATATGGAAGAAGAACATATTAATATTTCTAAAAATATTGCTAATAATATTCAAAAATTAGATTTGGCATCTACACACGAACCTCCATCTGTTGCGGCTGGATGTATTTTGTTAGTTGTAAATTTAAATAGTTTAAATATTAGTAAAAAACAAATTTCTAAAGTATTTTCTATTTCAGATGTTACTATTTCAAAAACATATAGAAGAATATATCCATATTACAAAATTATTACAAATAATTTTATAACGGATATGATAGTAGAAAAGAAACAAAATATACCTAAAACAAAGATTGATATTAATGAATCTAATCTAGTTGTTATTTAGTTTTTAGTATAACAAGCAGATTTAGGCACTTCTTTCGTAGGTTTTTTTATTTCTTTATCATAAAAAAAATGTTCTCCTACTAATCCTTTGCCACCATCGCGGAATTCTTTTACATAAGTCTTATATGTAAAACCTTTACACCAATCACGTTCCTTACACGCTTTTGCCACTAATTTGGCTGAAGTTATATGCATACTACTCCATACGCTCTCTCGTGCGTCTTCATCTTCATTTCCACAAACTCCGTTTTTATCGTCATCAGTTTTAACAAGTGTATAACCTTCAACGACAGGTGGCCAAGGTTCATCTTCATCTTTAATAGAAAAATGGTAGATTAAATAGGCAACAACTAGCATTCCTACAATAATTTTAGGGTCTTTAAAATTCATATATATATTATAGATTTTTAATTTTAAAATTGAAAATTAATAATTTTTATAATAAAAATTATTAATTTAATGGAAATAGAAAAAAAAAATGTAGATACTTATAACTTGATAGCAACAGATTTCTCTGATAAAAGATATAATATGTGGGATTGGATACAAATATTTCTTAGTAATTTTGTATCAAATAATAATATTTTAGATGTCGGATGTGGAAATGGTAGAAATATACCTAAAACAAAGATTGATATTAATGAATCTAATCTAGTTGTTATTTAGGGTGACACAGTGACGGTGATATCATTAGTCCAGTCATTTTTAGAATAGCAGTGTTTAAAACTGTACCGGTCGTCGTCGATTTCTGTAATATCGTTTGTATATAATGTGTACTGTGATGGTACCGGTTTTCCATTTAAAGTGTAATAATTAACAAATGTAAAAGCTGAACAAGCACTAGTTCTTATACAAGCAATAGCGGCTTCATGAAGAGTACCTACTGTGGTTTCACCAATTTTGTCATCTCTACTAATTTTACAAGTACCACCTTTACCCTCATCTGTTTTTACAATAGTGAAGTTTTCAATTGGGTTATTATTGTTACCTTTAATAAAAATATGGTAGATTAAATAGGCAACAACTAGCATTCCTACAATAACTTTAGGGTCTTTAAAAACCATATATATATATTATAGATTTTTAATTTTAAAATTGAAAATTAATAATTTTTAAATTAAAAATTATTAACTTAATGGAAATAGAAAGAAAGAATGTAGATACTTATAACTTGATAGCAACAGATTTCTCTGATAAAAGATATAATATGTGGGATTGGATACAAATATTTCTTAGTAATTTTGTATCAAATAATAATATTTTAGATGTCGGATGTGGAAATGGTAGAAATATGAATTATCCTAATTTAAATTTTACTGGAATAGATAATTGTAATACTTTTATAAATATATGTAAAAATAGAAAATTAAATGTAATTAAAAGTGATATGGTAAATATACCATTACCAAATAATACTTTTAATGGTATTATTTCTATCGCATCTTTTCATCATTTAGCTACAATTGAAAGAAGAGAGTTATGTTTACAAGAACTAAAAAGATTACTAACTCCTAATGGTAAATTATTAATATCAATATGGTCAAAAGATCAACATCATAATAAAAAATTAAATTTTAAATATGGCGATAATTATATTCCGTGGAAAGACACAAGCGGACATATAAAAGGTAATAGATATTACTATATTTTTAGATTGGATGAAATAAAAGAATTGTTCCAAAAATATTTTACAATTGAAGAATATTTTTGGAACCATGGTAATGATATATTTATTTTAAAAAATTTATTTTAAAAAAAAATTAAATAATTTTCCATACAAACATTTTTCTAGTTTTACGATTAGTATCACTATTATAAAAATATATATTACCTGAATATTTGACATTTTTCTTTTCTTTCATATAAGCTAACATATTATCAATAAATTGATGTCCTTTATAATCATCAATATAAAGCACTAAATACTTATTTTTTTTCAAATGTTTAACACATTTATCTAAACTAGGAAATAAAAATTTATCTCTCCATAACTCTAAAGTATTAAATAATTTAATTGATTGTTTTTCATTATTTTGTTCGTAAAATTCGTATTTAAAAAATGGAGGACTTGTAAAAATAAAGTCGTATTCATTATCACCTAAATCAGTATTTTCAAAACCATCTTGTATTATTCTATAGTCACTTTTATTTTTTGCAAAAGTATCAATAATTTGTTTATATTTATCTTGTAAACATTCACTAGGATCAACTCCTGTATATTTAGTTCCATACGCAATAGAACCAATTAATCTATCACCCCACCCGGCAGAAAAATCTAACATATTAGTAGGTTTAAATATTTTACATAATGATACAACAATACTAATTTTAAAATTACTACAGTAAAATCTTCTACGTAAATGAAAATAATCATTTAAAATTCTATTATTAATATACCCATATTTGTAAAATGCGTGTTTTAAAATTTCATTCTTATTATATTTATAATTATTAAATGGAATAATATGATCATTAAACTGACATTTTGCTCTACAACTTTCAGAAAAATAGTCAGTTAATTTATTTATATTATAGTTTTCTTTAAAATTTTCTCTAAAAACTATTTTTTTATCTTCATAATATAACATATTATCAAATAAACGGTGTTCTTTTAATTCTGCTTCGGTCATAATTTGTAATTTATAATTTTGTAATTGGTTAAATAAAGTTTTTACATCATCTTCTGTAATAGAATATTTATAATAAATATATTTTTTATTATTAATTCTATCATCTTCAATTCTAAACTTATTATCTTTTTTTATAATTTTAAATTTTTTTTCTTCAATCATTATTATAATATATTATATAATTATATTACAATTATATTTCCTTTTGTTAATAATTTTACTTCTCCTGGATTTTTTGTTTTTTTAACATTTTTTATTTGTAAATATTTTACCTTTACTTTTTGTAAATTTTTATATTTAGTATGTTCTTTAACTAATAACGATACTTCTTTAATTAAATCTATATTTAATTCTAATTTTTCAACAATACAATGACCTGAGGGTAAATCATCAAGATGAAACCACCAATCATTAGGGTCTGCGTCATCTATTAATAAATGATTTTCTTTTGCATTTTGTCCCAAACGTATAGTAACTTTTGTATTATCGTTATTTATATTAAAAATTTTCATTACACTTATAAATATATAGAAAAATAAACTTTATTTCAATATTTATTAGTTAATTTTTAAAAAATAATATTTAATTTTTAATAATAGTTATGAATTATAATAATAATAAATCATTAATAGGTATAATAACTGGAATGGAACGTTCTGGTACAACTGTTTTACATAATATAATTAATTCACATTCACAAATAACTAGTGGATTTGAATGTGGAATACTATTAGGAACATTAAAAAATTTTGAACAAAATGAACCATTTGGTATATGGATGAGACAAAATAGATATCAATTTGGTCTTGAGCATAATAAATATTTAGATGATATTAAAGATATGACATACAAAGAAGTATATCAATATATTGGAAAACATAAAGGTTCACACGAAGGTCATTTTCAAAGTATTATGCGTAACTCAAAATATTTTATCGATAAAACACCACGATACATATACGACTTAGACAGTGTTATAAACAAAATAGAAGGTATAGACATACCAATTATAATAATTTTAAAAAATTTTGATCATATATATTTTAGTCAAGTTTATAAAAGAAGTCAAGATATAAATGAATTTACTGAAAATATAAATAAATGTATTAAAACAATGGAATTCTTAGAAAAAAATTTTAATTCAAATATATATTTATTTTGGTATAATGATGCGGTTAAAGATAAGAAAAAATTAGCATCGAGATTAATGAATATTTTAAAAGAATATACACCTGATTTAGAAGAAGAAGAATTAAGTTTTGAAAGGTGGAAAAAAAAAATAGTGGTAGATGAGAAAAATGAATTATATCCATATAGACATTGGCATGATGATTATTTAATAAAAGTTGATATACCTTTTCATTTACACGAATTAAAAAAAAAATATAATAATTTATTATTTAAATTAAAAATGAAAATATAAATCAATTAAACTATAAAAAATTTGATTTTATATTATATTATATTTAAAGGTTTCTATGATATAATAATAATGTCAATTAATTCAAAGTTTTATTCTGAAGATATAAAGACAATAGAAAGTATTAAATTTACGATTTGGTCTAATGAAGAAATTAAAAAATATTCAGCAGTTAGTAAAGATCCATTTGGAATTAACTTGCCTGATTCTTATGACGCATATGAACCAAAAAAAGGTGGTCTAGTTGATTTAAGATTAGGTACATGTGATCCATATTTAAATTGTACGACTTGTGGTTTAGATTATTTAGAGTGTCCGGGACATTTTGGTCACACAGAATTAGCAGAATATGTATTTCATTGGGGATTTTTAGCACATAATGTAAATATTTTAAAATGTATTTGTTTAAAGTGTTCAAATTTGCTCGTAGAAAAATCAGATGAAACACTTAAAAAATTTATAAATAAAAATGGAAAAAATAGATATAAGCTAATAAAAGAGTTGACAAAAAATGTAAATTTTTGTTATAATTGTGGTACATCTGTTCCTAAAATTAAAAAAGAAGTAAAAGAGTCATCAGCCTCAGTGCGAATTCTTCTTGAAAAAGAAGTAGGTAATGTTATAACAGATGATAAAACAGGAATTAAAACAGAAGAAGTTAAAATATTAAAAGAATATTTAACTCCACGTTTTTGTTATAATATTTTAAGGAACATTTCTGATATTGATTGTTATCTATTAGGTTTTGATGCTAAAGAGGTAAGACCTGAAAATATGATTATTCATCGTTTTCCAATTCCTCCTGTATGTATTCGTCCTACTTCTAAGATTGATTTTATGGCAGCATCTACAATGGAAGATTCATTAACATTAAAAATAGCTGATATTATTAATGCTAATATTAGAGTAAGACAACAAATGAATAAAGAAAATAATAATAATTTATATGATGTAACAACATTATTACAATATCATATTGCAACTTATTTTGATAATGATTCAGCATCATTACCTAAAACAGAATTTAGATCGGGTGGTAAACTTACAAAATCTATTTCAGATAGATTAAAAGCAAAAGAAGGACGTATTAGACTTAATTTAATGGGTAAACGCGTTGATTTTTCAGCACGTTCTGTTATTACAAGTGATCCTAATATTGATATTGATGAAGTAGGTATACCTTTAGTAGTTGCTAAAGATTTAACTATTCCGGAAGAAGTTACACCAAAAAATATAAATAAACTAACTAAATTAGTATTAAATGGTAGAGATATATATCCAGGTGCTAATTATGTTCATAAAATTATTATAATTAATGGTAGAGAAGTAAATCAGAGAATAGATTTAAAGTATAGAAAAAATAACATTACATTAT